CCCCACCAAAGCCCGCCTAAATGAGGGCGGGAACCCCACGGCGTTTTAGTGTTACTGCGCCGTGCAGTGCAGATCTGCTAAGATGCTGCTTCGACACCACTAGCGGCTCAGGGATTTCATCCCGAACAGCGAGGGTAATGAAGCATTTCATCAAAGCACCGTATCCCTCCAATCGATCAGTGCGATCAATTGGACTTGGAACCCACGCCTTTATTTCAAGGCGCTGGAGATTACAATTCCACTTATCAGCGGATTTGTAACCCAAGTAGGAGATACGGCCCAAGGCTGGACTGTTCTCGGATACATAAGGCAAAGGCCCTAGTATTCTCTCTATGGTTTTAAACATGAGAGAGGCTGTCCTCCAATAACCCTTCAAGTAGAAGGAGTTAGCAGAGGCAGTCCATGAGATCAAACGGTCCGCTTGTTGCCTGTTCTCAGGAATTGGTTTGCGAAAGTAAGTCGGTGTAACTGACTCACCCGCATAACAATCCTCACCACATGACTCTCTGAAGCTTCCGCTCAAGAAAGTCTTATTGGTGTTTACCTTACAATTGTATTTTTGTAGGTAATCGAGAACAGAAACCGCATACATCGTGGGAACGATAATATCGTCCCCAAAGATGTGGACACCACGAGACACTTTAAAACATGTCTGTGGTGTCACAGGAAGGTTAAGTTTCTCGAGGAGAGCCACTACACATACTGTGTAGAAATACATGGCTTCCACGGGAAAACAAAGAGCAGAACCCATAGACGCAAATTTTCTCAGTGGTCCAATTATTTGGCCATCTGGGAGTTGTGCGTGTGTCGAACGACATGCTTCAATCGCATCCTGAAGATCAGGGTTGGATCGGAACATCTCCATTGCAAGATCATGGGGAACCCGGTCACTTGCATCAGAAAGATCGATCGTTGCTAATCGACCTGTTTTCGACGACGACATCGCGAGCTTTTGGTTAACAGATTGGTCATGAAAATTTACATGACCCTTCGATAACCAATTTATTCCAATGGCTCTTTGAAGGGCTTCTTGGATTCCATGTTGTACATATTGTTGACAACAGGGCTCAATTGCGATGATTCTAGGGCTTTTGAGTGTTTTAGGTACTGAGACCACCCTAACGGGTAGTTCCAGGGCCTTTGGAACGATCGATACCATTTGGAGCTCCTCACTATCGCTCGGGCACCCAATAGGATACCCGTTATCGATAAGAGGGAAATAAGGCTCCAGACGATCGTGCCAACTAGACCATGAGTACTTTTCATTTCCATGAAGGTACTCTGCGGTCGCGCCGGGACCATGCTTTGGAATACAATTGGCCAGTTCGATTGAACTAACCATAGGACCCCAGAGCACAGAAGCCACGCTAATAAACTTAGCGTGGACCTCTTCCGGCACTGAAAACATGTCAAAAGACTGCTCAATGGCAGTGTAACTTGAGAAGGCGGATGCTTCCCTTTCGGGGGAACATCCAATTTCAATCTTTGCAAATGCACGACAAATCTGTCGAACGCATCCAACAATTGTTGAAATATCCTCTTGTTCATTGTCAATACCTCCTGTTTCCTGGTTGAAAATTCGACCGAGCATACCTTGCAAAAATGCAGGGATTGCTCCACTTTTTCGAAAATTTCGAAAAAGTGATGGGTCGATCTTCCCATTTGCTAAGCTTCTTTCGAAGTCATTGCAAAATTGGGGAAGGGTTATCGTGATAAACGATATCCCCTCTTTTTCAACCCGTGAT